GAAAAGAACGTATGATGACTTACGATAATAAAGTAGGAACAGTTTCAGTACCAGTTAAATTTACTGAAGAAGTTGAAGTTGAAGAAGGATGGAAAAAAGGTAAGTATACAATTAAAGATAAAAATGGTAAAATACTTGGTACATATAGTTCTGGTGGAAAAGCTCAAAAGGCAATGGATGATCTCATGCAAAAGGGTGATTATGATAAACTTGAAGTGTCTATGGTAGAAGAAGTCGAAGAAGATGTAGATGAAAAGAAAATAATGAAATTAAAAATTAAACCAAGAAAAGTCAAAAAGATGAAAGACTTGAGGCTTTATGGTAAATCTCCCTCTAAGAAGAAAAGTAGTTCATCTTCTAGTCCTAGCCAGTTTGCATTTGGTATATCAAGAAAAGGTGGATTAGGTGTAGGTGGAGGATATGGTACAACTTTCTCAGGAAAATCACGTAGACCTATTACGTTTGGTGAAGAAGAAATTAATGAAAAGGAAGTAGCAGTACAACCAACAGTAGATAATCTTAAACAGATTATAAAAGACAAACAGAATGCAGTGTTCATGTTTAAAGATGGTAAAGCAAGAGTTGATCTTTTCTCTGCATCTGCTTTAATGGGAGTATATAATGCATTAAAACCGGCTACAAGAAAGAAGTTTGAAACAATGATTAAGACCAAAGGTGGTTTTATGAAATCGGTTGACTTTGCATTTAAGATGGCTAAAGAAGAAGTTTCACCTCAAGATTTTTTGGAAGAAATGGACCCTACTGAACATGTTATGCAAAATGCTGAAACAGGAATGTGGTGTGTATATAATAAAGGTGGTAAAAAAGTTAAGGAATTTGAAACAGAAGAAGAAGCAAATAAATGGGCTATAGACAATCATGATAGCTTGATGAAAGAAGAACGAACATTACCACCAACATTCAAAAATTTTATTTCGGAAGGACGACCATCATTAGATCCCGATTATGTACCTTCAGTAACCTTAACTGATAAAATGAGAGCAAAGCTCTTATCAACACAAAAAAAGCTTTATTCATCAAAAGATATTGAATCAATGGCAAGGAAGTATAAACAAAAACTTGTTGGTGATCCTGTCGGTGGTAAATCATGGGGAGGTGATTGGGAAATTGTATTGAGAAATGGTATAAGTCTATCTTATGAATATGGTCCAAATTCAACATATATCAAAGGGTGGAAGTTTGATCCCAAAGCAATAAAGAAATATATTGGTAAGTATGCAAATGAGCATGAAACTCCAAGAGACTATGCACCAATGGGAGGAAAAGTTCTAGTCGGTGGTCTTGAAGCGGCTTTTGAAGTAATTTCAGAAGAAGTTGAACTTGATGAGGCGGCCGCATTTCATCTTTATCCAAAAAGAAATAAAGTGGGAGATGAAATAGAAAAACTTGCAAGTAAAGGTGGAGCGGGAGCAGATAAACTTTTCGTAATAGCTACTGCATTACAGAAGGGTCGAATTCCAAATAAATTTATTAGAGAACTTAACCCTAAGAGGAAAAAAGAAGTTCATGCTATTATGAAAAAATTTGGATGGAAAGATTTACCAGAAGAACTTGATGAGGCAGCACCTTCAAATAGTGTAGCAGGTGGAAACGTTAATTTAGATCCCTTTAAGAAGAAAAGGAAAAACGCAAAAGTTGAAACTGAAACATTTGCAGGAGAAAGAGTATTTGTAGTTCCTCCAGATGTATATTATCAATCACGATTGGGAAAATCTAGATATTTGAAATATGAAAAATTCGTAGGAAACGATAAACTCGGAGAAGCAATTCGTCAATATGGAAAAGAAAATCCTAAAGCGGCAATCATTTTAAAGAATTCAATGAATGGGGCTATGTTATATTTAAAGTATGGTAAAAAATAAGGAATAAAAAAATATGGCAGAAGAGCTCTCTGATGTTAAGCTCGAAGTCGGTCTGTTAAAAAATGAGGTCGAAGCCAGAGGTAAACAAACAGAAACCCTTCTGCAAAAACTTGATCTCACCACAGACAAACTTCAGCAGCTTACAGTACAAATAATAAAATTAAATACTAGGCAAGAAGATCATCTCAAACACGATACTACTGTGAAAGATGAACTAAAAATTCTACATCAAAGAATTGGTGATCTTCATGATAAGCAATTATCTGCACAAAAAGAAATAGAACACAGACTTGATCGTTTAGATCAATATAAATCAAAACTTATGGGTATGATTGTCGTAGTGGGAGGTGCACTTGGTGTAACTGTTACACTTGCACTACATTTTCTATAAAGAAAGGTAATATGAAAACATTTAAAACATTAATGGATGAAATTATTTCACGTTGGAGTGAAGCTGTCAAGACTAAAATGGTAGTGAGAGGCGGTAAAAAAATGAGAAAAAAAGTTACCGATAAAAAAGGATTTAAGATGGTAGGTGGTAAAGAAGTTAAAATGGGTGCTAAAGAAATGATGGCTCGTAAAAAAGCAGCAAAGGTTGCAGCCCGAAAACGTAAATCCAAAGGAGCATCAATTGCTAAAAAACGTGCAATATCAATGAAAAAGAGATAATATATGAAAACTTATTCAAAGTTTAAAGAGGGTCGTACTAGCCGAGATAAACTTGATAAGTACGTTAGTGACGAAATCAAGAAAAGAAAACTTGCAAGATTTCCTGTAAATGCAACTGATGATTACAAGATGAAAAAAGGTAAACCAGTTTTTACTTTTCCATCACCAACTGGTGATATGGTTATTCACGTTTGGTTAAGACCTATGGCAAAACCAGCAAAGAGTCATACAAAAGCATTTAATTACGAGTTAGACGACAAATGAAAACATTCAAAGAATTTTCAAATTGTAATTGTTTCAATCATGAACTTATTGAGGCAGAATATAAAGGTAGAAAAGTTGAACTTAATAATCCAATTCGTTCAAGTGATGGAAAAAAGAAGTTTTATGTCTATGTAAAGAACGAAAAGGGAAATGTAATCAAATTAGGCTTTGGTGATCCAAATATGGAAATCAAACGAGATGACCCCAAAAGACGGAAAGCATTTCGTGCGAGACATAGTTGTGATGATGACATTGGACCAAAGTGGAAAGCAAGATATTGGAGTTGTTACCAATGGAGAGCTGGAGCAAAGGTAGATAACTGATGAAAACGTTCAAGAAATTTATAGAGGTTGCACAAGACAAAGATATAAAAGATCGTGAAGGGTCACAACCTGCCAAGTATTATGCGGGAGATATGGCAAAGTCTACTAAGGATGCAAGAGCAAGACATTTCGATAAAAAGAAGAAAGGGCCTGCTCCTGGCGATGCATCTGCAAAAACAAAACCATCAAAACATACTTTGAAATACAAACAGATGTATGGAGAAGCAATTGAAGGTCTGAAGAATAAAGCAAAAAAGTCTGGAATCTCGTACAGTATTCTTAAGAAAGTTTATGATAGAGGAATGGCCGCATACAAGGGGGGTCATAGACCAGGTACTACACCACAACAATGGGCATTTGCCAGAGTAAACAGTTTTATCACAAAAGGTAAAGGAACATGGGGTGGAGCAGATAGGGACTTAGCAGCAAAGGTATCATGAAAACTTTATTAGAATTTTCTGTATACAGTACATCGGATTATGTGTTCACTCGCGATGATCACATACCTATATCTGGTCCTATGTTGAAAAGAATATGGCCAAAATCTATTCGTGCTACAGTCTTTCATGCTACTGATTTAAAAGGACTTCACAAATTGGTGAGAATGGAAGGAAGTAGAAAAACTATTTCTGCATTTTTCTCTATGATGGGAAAATATATGGGAACTGGTGTTGCAACAGAAGGTGGACTTGTAGCGGAGATGGAAGCCGATGTTCTTGTATCTGCAAGAGATGATATAATGAGTAAAGTTGATAAGACGGGTAGAAGATGGGTTACATTAGATTTCTTTGCATCAGCCGCAAGAAACTACTTAGGTCGTGATCGATTCGCTATGGTAGTAAAAGAGTTTAAGAAAATGAAATTTGGCTTAGTAGAAAAACACTTAAAATCAACAGCAAACTTGCCGTGGAGTAGTGATGCAGATAAGCTGGAAACATGGAATGAAATGAGAAGACATTTAAAATATGATGGTAGAAAAATAGCTGCAGTGATAAAAGATTATTTTGATGGTGTAGAGAAAATTCTTAAAAGACATGAAGATTTGATGGGTAGTATTATGTATGGTTATGCAAGGTCAAAAAGACAAACTGATAATTCATGGGATGAACAAATAGTCAATAATTTCAATATTAAGAAAATTCATGTTCTTGAAGTAAAAGGTTATGAAGATGCAGATTATGTATATCATGATGAAATAAAAGATATTGGAAAACCAATTAAAAAATGGGATTCTGATGTAGATTTAGAAATGTACACAAGACAAGTTGTAGCAAAAGAAGTACCAGCGAGGAAAAGATGATATCTTTTAACGATTATTCAGAAGGAAAACTTTCAGGTATTGCAAGTAAAGTGTCAAAGAAATTAAAAATTTCGAAAGATAAGGCTCTTGAACTTATTGTAAAAGCACAACAAAAAGGTATAGATCCTTTAAAGTGGCAAAGCCGTCTATCATTCTTGGCCACTATGACTGGAGAATATGATCCTAAACTTGATGAAAGATCAATGTCATACATACAAAAACTTGCACAGATGCAACACTATTGGGATAATCTTTGGAGTATGGCATCTGAAGTAGCAAAAAAGAAAAACATGTTAATGAGATTTGGTATTAAAAATATTAAGTTAGACAAACGAGGAAGAAAGATATTATCATTTGATGAAGATAGAGACTACAAAGTAGAATATAAAAAGTTCCAATCATCGAAAAAGATGAGAAAATATAGAGCAGAATTAAATAAATACAATCGGGATAAGGGAACTTATGGTAATGGTGATGGTAAAGACGCATCACACAAAAAAGGAAAAATAGTGGGAATGGAAGACCAAAGTGTTAATAGAGGTAGAGCAGAAAAAAGTAGATTAGTAGGATCAAAAAGAAAATGATGGGGCTGACTTACCAAAGGCCAACCCCTGACAGTTTTTCATGCCGAAAGTATTTATGAAAGAAGAAAAATTAATATCAAGTATAGTCATGATAACTTTTTTATTTTTATGGTTTATAGTTTTATTTACATTTGGATTACTTGTATCTCAAACTTCATCATATCAAAATCAAGTTGATAAACTTATAAAAGAAAACGCCAAAATAACCACATTATGGATGGAAGGAAAATAATATGTCTTGGTTTGGAAATTTTTTTAAAAAAATTCTCAATAATGAAGGTATTAGACAAGAACCAGATTGGTCAAAAATTAGACAAGAACCTGTTGATTTGACTAAAAAGACCAAAAAACAATTAGAAGAATATGGTCGTACTTTGGGTGTTGAATTAGATCGTAGATACTCAAAAGATAAACTAATCGCACAACTAGAAGCATTAGATAAATGAAATCATTTTCTACATATATTTTCGAAAGAGTATCTAAGACAGACTTAGATCAAATAGAAAAATATGCAGATAAATTGTTTGCATCTTTAGGTATAGATGTTGAACTTACTAGACATTTTCATGATAGAGTGAATGATGAACGAAACAAGAAACCAATCAATCAAGCAGAGTTGGTTAGATTGTTTCGTTTAACATACAAGAAGTATGGTAAGAAAATTTCACAAATGAATCCAGATGCAGAAGCAGTTATTACAGATATGGAAACAGATATTAATATGCCATTTGTAATTAATCTTGATAAAGGTGGAATGTTAGATCTCGTTGCAAAGACAGTAATGAGAAAGAAAGATTTTAAAACAAGTAGTCAGAAATTAAGGGTATGAAATCATTTAAAGGATATTTATTAAATGAAGTGGCATGGACAGAAAGTTTATCTACCATGTTATTTGATCTGCCAAGAGCAGGATTTAAGGATATACATATTCCCTTATCACCTTCAATCTTTAAGAGAATATGGCCGAAACCTGTTCGTACAAAGGCATTTCATTTAACTGATTTGGTTGGAGTACAAAGATTAAAAAAGATGCAAGGAAGTAAAAGATCAATTTCTGCATTTTATAATATGACTGATTATATGATTCAAAGTGGAATTAGAACAGATGGTGGATATGTCGTAGAATTAGAAGGAGATGTTCTTGCAGCATCACCAGATGATCTTTCAAGTCAACCAGATAAGTCGGGCAGAAGGTGGATAACTGTTAGTACTCTTATGAATTCACCTACCGATAGTGATCCTGGATTGGGAGGTGCAACTAAATTACCAGGATTAGAAGATGATATACAAAGGTTATTAGAACGTATTCTTACAAAAAATGGAGAAGATGTGAAAATGTTAGGGCAAACCGAAATCTTAATGATGTGGTCTGCTCTTGGTATGAAAACTGGAGGAAAAGCATTATCTTTAATTATCAAAGATTACATTGATGGTATGGAAAAGATTATGAAGAAACATTCCAAATCATTAAGACAATTATTTATAGCGTATACTATGGACAGAACACAAGTACCAGATCCCGATAGTGGTGATACAGCAATGTGGGATGAAGTAGTGGTTAATAATGTTAAGATGAAAAAGATTCATGTTAGTAGAGAGTTTTCACAAGACTTTGAGTATGATAAAGATATGTTTGGATTTCCATTTGAACTATATGATAATGATACAGATATTGTAAAATACATTAATAAGGCAATACGTTGATAAGTTTAACAGAAATAGCAGCAAGAAATTTTAAGAGAATTCGAGAAGATGAAGAATTAGATGAACAAGTACCTCTAAGGGTATCTGTGAAAGGTGGTGGTTGTGCTGGTTATGAATACGTTTTAGAGTTTGGTCAACCTACTAAAAGAGATTTATATTTTGAGTCTCAAGGGTTGCCCATAGTAATAGATAAAAAAAGTCATTTAATAGTAGATGGTTTGGAAATAGATTGGTCGAAAGATTTATCTGCTCCAGGACCGAGATTTCAAAATCCAAAAGCAACCTCAACGTGTGGTTGTTCTACAAGTTTTTCAGTAAAACAAGAGGAAGTATTTTCTCCAGCGTGGATGAAATAAATGGCATATTCAGATAAGGTAATAAAGCATTATGAAAGACCAAACAATGTTGGTAGTTTGGATAGTGGGAGTAATTCTGTGGGGACCGGGCTTGTTGGTGCTCCAGAATGTGGTGATGTAATGAAACTCCAAATCCAAGTAGACGATAAAGGAACAATTGTTGATGCCAAATTTAAAACATTTGGTTGTGGAAGTGCTATTGCTGCAAGTTCTCTTGCTACTGAATGGATTAAAGATAAACCACTTGACGAAGCAGAAACAATTAAAAACACAGAGATAGTTGAAGAATTATCTTTACCTCCTGTGAAAATACATTGTAGTGTCCTTGCGGAAGATGCAATCAAAGCTGCAATAAAAGATTATAAGGAAAAAAATGCGAACGCTTAGACAATACATTGTAGAAGGAATTTCAAAAGAAACAAAAGAATTAACAGAACTTTTAGTTGATTCTGTATACACCAAATATGTTAAACGTTTCGATAAGGATAATGTTGCATGTGTGGGGTGGTTAGATGGTACTAAAAACGCCGAATTAAGATTTCAAAAAATATATGAAGCAGGAATTGAAACTAATGATTCAATTTTAGATGTAGGTTGTGGAGTAGGTCATCTTCATAGATATTTAAAAACTCAAGGATGGGGTGGTGAGTATTTAGGATTTGATCCAAACAAACAAGCTATTGATTTAATTGGAGAAGAAATTCAGGCGGTACATGGTACTATAGAAGATATTGATAAAACAAAAAAATGGGATTGGGTTATTGCAAATGGTGTTTTCAATTTAGGATTACAAGAAGAACACGCATTTTGGATTATTGAAAATATGGTATCTTTTGCTAATAAAGGTGTTATATTTAATATGTTACGAGAACCATACGAAGATTCACAGTATGAGGCGTATAATCCAATGTGGGTACATTATAAATTACAAGAATTTGATCATAAAAGAATAGATATTATAGAAGATTATATGTCTCAAGATCAAGAATTTACTGTTTATTTGTATAAGGCGTAGATGGATAAAAAATTTAAACATTACATAGTAGAATTTGATACACCACAAATATATTGTGATATGGATGGGGTGTTAGCAGATTTTGAAAAAGGTGTAGAAGATTTAATTGGTGGAAAATTTAATGATGACAGATGGTATGAATTGCCTGATGATTTTTTTCTCACATTAGAACCTATGCCTGATGCCCAAAAATTATGGGCTTTTATCAGTAAATATGATCCATTTATTTTAACTGCAATTCCAAGATCATCAAGAGGTCCAATATCAAAAAGAGCGGCAAGTGATAAAGCTAGATTTATGAAAAGATGGTTTGGTGTTTCAAAAGACAGAATGTATCCTGTTATGAGAGCAGATAAAATGAGATTTGCGAAGGATGGTAGAGATGGTAGACCCAACTTACTCATCGATGATCATCCAAAAAATATTGCGCAATTTAAATCAGCCGGAGGAATCGGAGTCCTTCATACAAGTGCTAGTAATAGCATTAAACAATTACAGAAAATTGGATATAGATAATAAGGATTTCAATGGAACATTTATTCACTTTTGATGAATTGATGATGATGGGGCTTGTCATTTTTTCGTCATTTTGGATCTTTCTAT